ATGCGCCCGTCTGTCAGGGCCCCACGCTGCAGCTCTACCCACCCGTCCGGCTTAGCGGCTTCGGTGCGGGCCTCATCAGGCTGGAGCACGGCGCCTTCCTCGGCCCATACCTGGCGAGTCGATAGCAGGTGCAGTGCCTTGCTGCTGCGCTTGTTGATCTCATCCTGTGGGCCAATCATATGCCGCACAAGACCGTAGGCCATGCCTTCGGTCGTAGTGAAGGCGCGCACCATCTCGAGCGGGCAAACGTCTAGGCCATCTTCATCGACGTAGCCGGTAGGGCGAGGGGGGATGATGAAGCCGCCCTTAGTGAATGCGCAGAAGTACCATCGCACTTCTCCGTCATCGCTCTTCTTGTAGTAGCACTCCGTCACTCGGATGCGCTTGCGACCGCCTTCGGTCTTGGTCCAGATCGAGCTTGGCTTATCTTCGTGCGTGTCGTCCTGGGCCTGGCCTTCTTGTAGGGCCTGCTCTAGGATCTCTTCGTAGTCGTTAGCAACGCCAGGCTTGCCAGAATATTCGCTTTCGGCGTCCTCTAGATCATACCAGATCGAGAGGCCTTTGTGGGTAGCGTCGGAAAAGTCAGGCTCTCTGCTGTGGATGTCCCACCATAGGCGATCGTAGGAGATCTTGCGCACAGTGATATAAACGTCATCTTCCTTATTGATGACCTCGACAACAGCGCCACCAACGCCCTCAATTAGCTCGTGCCCCCAGGTTCGCGAGCCAACTTGGTCGAAGTCTTGATCGTCGCAGACATAGCGCAAGGCATCGGTTACAGCTGCAACGTCGTCATCATGCGCCGGCGTGCGGGGGAGTGCGCGGGGGTCTGAGCGGTTCTTGACCTCCATGCCGAGCAGGAAGTTGATCTTCTTAAAGACGCGATTCTTGACTACGATAGGCTGGCCACGCGCCTTCATGGTCTGGATCTCTTCCTCTGTCCATTGCTGGCCGTCGTAGTAGTCGCGATCTCGCTGGGCAAGCTTACGGCCCTCGAAAGTAGCGTCGGACCAGTCCTCAAACCATGACGTGACCTTGGCTAGAGTAACGTCATCTTCGCGTTCTCGCATCGTGCCCGCAGCCTTGCCGCATTGTGGGCACTCGCTGTGTTGATTCGTGGCCTCGTATTCTGCGCCGCAAGAGCAATCCATTGCTACCCCGCTGCGGCTTTATTGCCCGGCCGCGTTAGTCCGTTCGGCTTACCTTTGAGTGTGCGAGCAACCTTGACCACGCGAGCCACCGTCTCGCCATAAACCGTCAGCTCCTTGAGCTTTCCCTCATGGTCACGGGCGGCGATGGTGAAGCGGTCGGTCTGGTAGTCGTAGCCTTCGACGCGCTCGAGCACGTGCCCAGTTTGCAGCACGATGGCGAGCATGGCGCTTCGTGCTTCGTCGGGCAGAACCCCGTTTTCCGTCATCGCGGGGGCCTTGCGGCGTTGCTCGCCTGTGTGCCAGCGTCTGGCCTGCGTCAGCCTGCTCATGCGTCAATCAGGCGGTAGTAGGTCTTGACCGCTGCGGTTCCGGTGGCCGTGCCTGGGTTAGTGAAGGCTGCAGCGGAGCGGAGCACCAGGGCCTTATTGACCAGGGCTGAGCCGCTGGTGGGTACAGAGCAATGCACCGAGCTGGCCGCGGCCGCGAATGACGCGAGGGCCGCGATGGCGCCAGTGGCGCTTGAGCCGTCCTTATATCCCGCCGTAATGTTCCCGCCGTCAGTGTAGGCGGCAACGCCGTGGGTGTAGTTAATGACTACGGCAACAGGGAGGATGATTTTCGATGCCACAGCGGCCACCAATTCAACGCCGTCTGCATGGCCAATGTCGCCAGCAGAGTTGCCGACAATCGTGTCGGGGGTGAGCGTCACCGTCGAGGATTGAATGGTGCGCTGAGGGTTTGCCAGGGTAACAGCCCCGGCCGCGGAGATTGTAGCGTCTCCGCTCATAGCGGCAGCGATCAGGTCGGTACCGTCACCGCATAAGATCTGGCCTGCCGTCTTGGCGCTGTACTTCTCCCAAGCAGAGGCGCCGCGACGGAGAATATCGCCGCGGGCCTCGCCTGAGAATTCGAGGTCTGCCGTAATGCCGGTCGTGTCAATGCGTGCGACAATCGCATCAGCAATTACCATAACTAGCTGGCTGTTCGTCTTGTCCCAATAGAGACCGTCGGACTGGCCGTAGGTTTGGCTTTTTGTGAGCTGAAGGTATTGGTCTGCGTTGAGCTGTGACATTTTGGCGGGCCTCGATTATTCGCTTGAGTGACTAACTATTGGGTGTAGCCAACTTCCCACTTGGTGATCGCGGTGGTCTCGGCCAAGTCCGCGTCATGCAGCAAATGCACGAATGGGATGACCGGATCGCCATCGTCAAAGGTGAAGGCCGCTGTGACAGTAGGGGCTACGCCGTCGATGGTGTAGGTCACAACCCCGGCGCCGCTGACGAACGTGCACAGCTTCTTGGTGGCCGCGTCTGCCCAATTGTCAGTGGTATCGGTAGACGTAGTGGCGGCGTTGTTCAGGATCGTCTTTAGGTAGATGTCCCCCGAGACGCTACCGATCCCAGCTAGGTCGTTATAGTTGTCAAAGGTCGCAGTGAAGGCCTCGGCGCGACGGAAGCCCGCGACCAGAAGATCGGATCCAGAAACGTCAGTGATCTTGATCGTGGCGCAGAAGTAAAACGCGGGATCGTCGCCAATCACGAACGGCCGGCCAGAAGCCCCGAGCATGCCCGTATTGACTTCGCTGCCATCGTTGTTGGTTTGGTCGCCCGAGATATCCAGGCCCACAGCAGTAGTCACCGCGCAAATATCTTCGGTCACCAGCGCTTCGCGGATAAACGAGAATCCATCGCCCGCCGTGCATCGCACGGGCACGGTAGTCGTAGCCCCACCGCAAGCAGCGCCGCTAGAGGCGATCAAGCATGACAATCCCTTGCCTGCTCCGTACTTGGTGAAATCCTCATAGACCGTGGGGCCGATAGGCTGCGCAACCGTTCCGTTAGACACAGCAACCAGGCCTTTCGCCGTTGTGTCTTGATAGAGACCGTCGCTGCGGCCGTGATAGCTATTCGCTTTCACAAACGAGCTCGGGGAGACCTGCGTGTTAGCCGCCACCGCGACCGCCGCGCAAAGAAGAACAGCCAAACCGATAATCTTGTGCATTTTTTCGTTCCCTTTCTTTTTCTTGCGCGAAGGCGCGCAAGTGTGCTAGCACACTACTGCCATACACTGCAATATGTATATTGCGGTGTATTGTAGTGCTTGACGTGTCGCCAACGAAAAGGGCGCGAGAATGGGAGATTGCGATGTCTGACGCAGTGGCGCAAACAAGTCTGGCCGATGTAGTGGGTGGGCCTCGTGACCTACCGGGCGAAGATCTGCTCAGGAGCGGTCCGCAGGATATGAATGCCGGCACGGAAATGCCGGAAGAGAAACCAGCGGATAAGGCTCCGAAAAAGGGCGACAAGAAACAGGCGACGCCAGCCAAGGAAGAGCAGAAGGCCAAGGCAGTAGAGCCGGACGAAGTTGACGCTGAAGAGTCAGAAGATCCGCATCCCGTACCGCGTAAGGCTCTCATTGCAGAGCGTAAGAAGCGGCAGGAGTTGGAGCGAAGACTTGCGCAAATGGAGGGCCAGGTCTCTGTCTACCAGCAAAGCACGAACAAAAACGCCCAAGCTCCGCAAGAGCCCGCGCGTCCCGAGGATCAATTCTATCGGGATCCGGTTGCTTTTGTGGATCAACGGCTTGCTCAGCAGCGTTTGCAAATCAGCGAAGAACTTGTGCGCTCGCAGCACCCGGAAGATTATCAGGCGGCGGTTGACTCATTCACGGAAGCCGTGAAGGCGTCTCCCCACCTGCTCAATCAATTCCGGTCGCACAACAACCCCGCTGCATTTGCATACGAGACGGGCAAGGCGTTCGCCGACATGAAGGATGTCGGCTCGTTGGATGAATACCGCGCCAAGGTTCGTGCAGAGCTCGAAGCGGAGATTGAGGCCAAGTTGCGCAAAGAAGGCGCTTTGACGGCTGCCAACAATGCAACGACCAGTGCAGCCGGGGCAAGGGGCTCCGGAAGCACAACCACCGCCGAATATTCTGGGCCGACAAGTCTTAGAAAGATTTTCCCCGGGACCGGCATCTAGGAGCTTTGAGTCATGGCTAACACCACCGTAGTTTCCGCCAATCAAGTCCTCGCCTGGGAAGATAAATTCTTCGCTGAATACGTGCGAGATTCGCTGTTCGCCCCCTACATGGGCACGGACGAAAATAGCATCATTCAGGTGAGCGAGAAGCTCGGCGAAGGCGCCGGCAAGACCGTCACCGTCTCGCTTGTCTCGCGCCTCACCGGCACGGGCGTCACTGGCGACAACACCCTGATGGACAACGAGGAGGCCTTGAGCAATTACGGCCATGCGTTGACCATCGAGCAGCTGCGCAACGGCGTTCGCGTTGGCAAGATGGAGCAGAAGCACACCGTCATTGACCTTCTGGACGCGGCTAAGACCATGCTCAAGATGTGGATCATGGACGACTTGCGCACGGACATCTTGAACGCGATGGGCTCGCCATGCCTCGACGGCAAGACCGCCTATGCGAGCGCGACTGAAGCGCAAAAAGACGCCTGGGTCACTGCGAACAACGGCCGAATCTTGTTCGGCAATGCGGTCTCGAATTACAGCGCCGCAGATCACTCGGCCTCTTTGCTCAATATCGACAGCACGAACGACGTGCTTGACTTCGATATCGTGCAGCTCGCCAAGCGCCGCGCCAAGAAGGCTGACCGCCATATCCGGCCGGTCAAGACGAAGGGCGGGCGTGAGTGGTTCGTGATGTTCTGCGAATCGTTCGGATTCCGCGACCTCAAGACTGACACCGAGACCATCCACCAGTACGCTGGCGATCGTGGTTCGGACAACCCGTTGTTTACGGATCCAGACCTCATGCTTGACGGCGTTATCTGCCGCGAGGTTCCCGAGATTGCTGTTCTCTCGAACGTCGGCAACGGCGGAACCACCGATGTCGGCCAGCACTTCATGTGCGGAGCCCAGGCTGTTGGCCTGGCGTGGGGTCAGCGCAGCAAGTTCGCCACAGAGACGTTCGACTACGGCAATCAGAAGGGCGTTGCTGTGTCGGAAGTCCGCGGTGTCGAGAAGCTCACCTTCAACAACCTCCAGAACGGGATCCATACGATCTACGCTTCGGGCGTTGCTGACAGCTAGTAGTTAAAAGCAGGTGGGGCGCTCTGGCGTAGTGCTAGGGCGCCCCCTTGTTTCTCTCATAAGTAGGGGTTCTGTATGGCGATCTTGATTTACAAGGGCGGCGCGATGGACCACGAAGTGAAGCCGCAGAAGTACCCGCGAGGAATGGACGGCAAAGAAGATCGTCGCCAGCCCCTCATTCAAGAGGCTGTGACGACGTTCAAGGAGCTGCCCGCCGTGACTCTCTGGGGCGTCGAATTCCCCAAGGGTGAAGAGGTCAAGACTTCGGACAAGTCCTTGATCCGCAAGGCGATGGCTCTAGCACACTTTGAGGTGCGCGAAGTAGAGCCTAAGATCGAAGCCGCGATCGCTGACGAAGAGGAGAAAGAGGCAGAGCCCAAGCGCCGCGGACGGCCGCGCAAGGGGTTCTAGGTGGCGACGCTAAACCGCGACGCCATGATCGCCCGAGTCCTCGAGGGCCTGGGCGTTGTGGCGACCGGGCAGACTCCAGTAGCTGCGGACTCGACCCTGGTCGGCGAGATCCTTGATTCGGTGCATGACCGCCTAGACAAGGTGGGATTGGCCCCGTTCAAGCTGACCGCTGTGCCAGAGTGGGCCCAGGTTCCTTTGCGTGACGTGGTGGCGCATGACTGCGCTGCCCCGTTCGGCATTGTGGGCCAGGCCTTCGCAGATCTGGCCGCTCGCAAGCGGGAAGCGGAGCGGTCACTTGCCGAGCAGGCATGCGGTCGCGCCAAGCTGCCGTTTACTGT